GAATTTTAAAAATTCTATGTTAACTGCATTGTGCCTCATATTTTTTAGTTCCGTTTCTAAATCCTCTACAACACCACTTAAATGTTCCACTAACATGAAGAGCTCGGCCTCCCCGCTTGATTGACCAAGTTCTCCACGAGGATATTTAATTCTAAATTCTGAGTTTTGTTCTAAATCTTTTTGCATTAACTCTATCTTTGTTGAGTGTTGATTAAGAGTTTCATGCAAACCAAAATAGGCCCACGTTCCAATAGCCACGAGCCCGATCAAAGATGCAACCGTCTTCATAGGCATTTGTACAGCAGCCGACTCCGATATTGTTAAAGGTTTTTTACTCATTTATTGAATATACCCTGGTTGTAAGAAAATAGCCAGAAGGCACAATAATACTATTAGTATTGCAGTAAATCTGTAATCCATCCTGGCTATCCCCATATTATCCCCAATTAAAAAACCAAGATGCAAATTTTTTAAATAATTTTTTAAGTTTTTTCATCACTTCTCTCCCAAAATATTGTTGTTATAGTTTCCTCATCTTCAACATTTCTCCAACCAAAATCCAGAAAGTTTTTATATTTTTTTCTTAAATAAAAATATGCTCCTGGATTCCAATTACCATTATCTAAAATAATTTTATTTCTATAATTATACACGCTGATTAGATTTCTTGCTACTACATCACGAGATATATTAGATGTTGTATTATCTATTAAAATATAATCTGCTTCTGCTATTGATTTAGAAAATGAAGGATTTTCAATGGTTTTAAAGTTAAAATGTTTTACAAGTAAATTTGGGATTTTCATTGCATTTAATTTATTTACATAATCTTCATTATCTTCATAGGAAATTACATACTTAAATAAATTACTAAAATATATAGATGAATTACCTGCACCAAACTCTAAAAAATTTAAATTTTTAGTGTCTTGTTTTTCAATCCAATTAAGAAAGCTTGTTGTTAGAAGAGGTGTAGCCGTTGCCATTATTTACCATTGTTTTCAAAAGATAGATCTTCAGCTCTATCTGTATCCTTTTTCTCTTCCATTTCATAGAACATTTTATCAGAGTCTTCAGTGACTAAATTATTATCTTCTGCATCCCAATAAGTAGTTTGTACCTTAAAGTCTGGCCAAGAGTTATCAGTAGTATAACTATTAATGTGCCAAAGAATACGATTATTAGGCTGAGCTGCAAAATTACCATTATCAAGAGCCAATATGTGTGCACACTTATGTTCTTGAGGTATTTCAGAATGTTCAACATCTAGGATATTTGTATCTGGATGAGCCCAATCGATAGTAAACAAATATTTACCATGATAGAATTTTTTATCTAATCCTAAATATTTTCCGTTTACACCATCCAACCAATCAAAGCAATGAACACTAGGCCAGTAACTAAAGCTGTTCCACAATTCCAACTCGTGGACGTGCATATCGGGCACTTGGGTTCTGTCAAACGATTTTTGGAAAAACGCTGAGATAGGCAAACGCCAATAACACGCACCGTTTGGTAACATGATATTAAATAAGAGAGCCCTTCCCGAAATACTGGTAAGGCCAAAGATAACACATTCGAGCTCACCTCTTTTATTTTTGTCCAAATCATAAAGATATTCCTTTCTAACTTTGCAGTAAATAGGCGGTAGGTTCGCATTCAAATAAGACATTATCTTACTCTATATTTTTCACGCCAATAATTTTTTCTTTCTATTATCCTAGTTCTTTTCTCTAAATCAAGTATGCCTAAAATTTTTTTTATAAAATTTAACATTTCCACCTTCTTCTTGCTTGTCTTAATCTAGAGTTAGGATCTTTGGCTGCTTTAGGAAATTTTTTCATTTGTCCTGCACTCCTAGCACAAAAGCTCTTTCTACGCTTTGCGTCTTTTGACCCAGGTTTTACTTTTCCCGTAACAGCAGTTTTTAATTTAGATCCTGGATTAGCTCTTCTATATGCAGCTACACCAGCTTGTGTCATACCCGCACCTTTTTCTGTTGGGCGGAAATTTTTTTTATTTCTAGATGGCATCACATCGCCACCTCTTTTCATTTTTCTGAGCTCACCCTCTGATCCTCTAAAAGGTTCTCTTTTTGGAGGTTTAGGCTTAGGTTTAGGTTTGCCCTCCTTATCTACTAGAGGATATCGTTTTGCAGAATAACCCCCCTTAGAATATTTAGTTTTTGCTTCATCCCTAGCACGTTCTTTTTTAATATTTTGTCTGTGTTTGAATTTTCTATATTGAGTGACAGGCGAAAGACCAATCATTAAAAAATTTGTTTTAGGATTTTCTTTTTTTAGTCTATCTTTTACTTCTTTTTTAATTGAATATTTTGGTTGAGTTGCCCCACCTTTTTTCATACCCAATATATCTGCGTAATAATTATCAATCATTTATCTATAATTAGTGTAACGGTACAATCTGCGATGGCAGAAACTGTCATTCCACCTTCAAATAAAATACCATCCTCAGCTAAATTATAAGCAAATGTATCTCCCGCAGGAACATCAACAATAAACTGAGTAACTGAATTACCATCTTGTAATGTTACTTGTCCAGCACTTGATGAAGATGTTGATCCTAAGATAATACCTCTTAATCTTGTTCTTCCTCCAAATACACTGCCTGTTGTTGTTTTTCTTACAGCTTTTACGTCTGATTTCATTTTAATCCTATGTAAATGTTATTGTTATTCCGCCAGTCCCAGAGATCGTTGCATGTATTCCTTCCTCAAATAAAATTCCAGAACCTGGAAGATACATATCTAATCCTTCTTCTCCAAAAAGATAAGTTGCAATCGTTGTGCCACTTCCTCCTCCGCTTTTAAAAATAACGGATCCACTAGCACTGTTTCCTTTTCCTTGTATAGAAGTAAGTCTTGCTCTTCTTGTTGTAGGAACCATTTGTGCTGTTGACGTGGCATGAGCACTCGATTGGTCACTCATAAAACTTCCACCACCTGCCATAAAATCTCCTTTGTTAGGTGCTCCCGAAGGAGCACCAAGTTATTTTTATATATTGTTATTCTGTATGTACTCAACAGTTAAAATACCTGCTCCATTACCAGAACCTGGTGAAATGAAAACAATAGTAGTGTCAGATGAGCCAGTGTTTTGCCAACTAGCTTCTGTTCCTGTTTGAGCTGCTCCTACTCTGTGGTTACCCACAGATGATACAGTTAAACCATCTACGAATAAATCAGTGTCTGCTGAAGTTCCGATATCAATAGTGTTAGTTCCGTTGTCAAACGCAGTTGTAACTAAAACATAAATGTTAGTTATTTGTGAGTTTGCAGGGATCACAATAGAAGTAGTTCCAAAAGCATTTACTTCTGTTACTGCTGCCGATTGTGCCATTGATACAAATCCTAAATTTGCATTAGGTGCATCTTTTTTATCTCCAGCTTTAATTGGGCCAGAAAATGTTGTTGTAGCCATAATATCCTCCTGTATAGCGTTAAGTCATACAATCTCTATACCGTCTGCCTAGTCAGTTTGCATGACAATTAAATCTAGGTATTTTTATTATACTCCTTTAATACCTTAAAGCCAATACTATACGAAACGAGCGTTGAAACTCAACCCATATTTAGGATTTTTTTCATCAATTTGTCTTAAACACTCATGTTTAATCCAAGAGGGGAATAATACAAATCTACCTGGTTCTGGTTTTATTTTTTTATTGAATTGTGGAAAATCTAATGTCTGTGTATGACTATTTAGATACAGGGCCCCCGACCAACAATATCCTCTATGATTGTGGCTTTTCGTGTATTCAAATATTCCAACTTTATATCCCCATGCATCTTCCATTTTATACGCAGGTAAATTTAAATTTTCATCAAAATATTTAATGAAGTTCATAGATATTTTTTGAAAATATGGATCGTTTAAAAAGAATTTATAATTGGTCATTGATCCAATAATATTAGTTTTATAATTATTGTTATCTTCTTGTTTTATTCCTTCTTCTATTTTTTCTATAAAATAGTTGAAATCAAAATTTAATTTACCTGTTATGAAAAAAGATTTGTCTTCTATTGGTTTCTCTATGTGGAGAGTTATTTCCATGGCTTTGATTACCATAAAAAAAAGGGCAGTGCAAATTAATGCACCGCCCTTAATCTGTGCGTCTAACTATTAACTAGTTGGTAGATTTCCGTTACCAAAGACACATCTTGGATCTGAGAACCCAAATGAGTATCTTTCTCTAGCTTTAAATCTAACGTTACCAGTATCGAAGTCCCCTTCTAAAGCAGTTTTAATTGGGCTTCTTTCGAAGTGTTTAAAACCATTAGGAACATCTGTCATCAAAAAGAATGAGTCTGTGTCAGTTAAGAAGTTATTAATTCTGTAACCTTCTGGAACCATTCCCATGTTGTTGATAGCGTTGATGTCATTGTCAGCAGTACCTACTCTTTGAGGAGATTTCATCAATCTTTCAGCAGTAAATTGTAATTCTTTTGGAATTATCATTTTTCTACCATTAAGAGCGATTTTTAATCCTCTTTCATCTACGAAACCTTGAATGTCGATTAGAGATTGCTCTAATGAAGTTTCGTTTAGGTCAGCCGCAGTTGCCAATACATTCGAGAATGTACCACCATTTGATAATGGGTGGTTACTCGCAATTAAAGGCACTCCGTCACCACCTGTTACAGCAGTGAATTGTGCTTGGTTAAGCACTTGTGCAGCTTTTACTTGCTTCGTGTTAGACATAGATCTTGCTAAAGCTCTTGTGTATCTTTGAGCAAGTCTGTCATATAGGTTATCTTCAATTGCTTCTTCAGTTATAGCAAATGCTAAAGCAATAGTTTCGTGTGTGTATCTAGCTGTGAAAGCTTCATTAGCTTGATCGAACACGACCGAAGCACCTTCTTGTTTAGTTGGTGCACCAGCGAAACCGCTTAACATTACTTCTTCTTCAAAAGCTCTGTCAGATGCTTCAGTAGTATAGATTTCCGCATGTTGGTTATCATATCTACTGTACTCCAGGCCGAATAAGGCATTCAAACCTGGCTCTAACTCTTTAGTTAGCTGTTGTCTTGATATAGCCATAGTCTATTTCTCCTTATTAAATACCTGTACCATCACGGTAAAAGTGTTTGTTGATTCTAACTAGAATATTAGCATTAGCGTTACCAACGTCACTGTTATTAGGATCTTGAGATATATCAATCGCCTGTATAACAAATGATGCGTTAGTTCCACTAACAGAAACATCAAGTTGTACTTCTGATATTCCAGTTTTTGTAGAACCCGTTGTGTTAGTTACGGAATAGTTTCTAAAAATGTCCGCTCTTGCAAAAGTCGCATCAGCATCCATCAAGAAAACCGCATCTGGATCATCCACTACAAACGCTGTAATGTCTGAAGCCACAATGCTTCCAGGATAGAAATTGCTAAAAGTCGGCTTTTGAGTAGTAGGGTCAGTGTAAAAACAACCGTTGAATACACCCACAACAGATGTTGAATTGTTCGCAGTATGTCTTTCGATATTACCTGCGGTTACTGGAATAACCAGGTCACCTTGGAAAATCGCAGTTCCATAGTTACTTGCAATTGTGTATCTGTTCTGAGCACCAACCAATGGGGTTCCGTCCAGTTTTCTGTATGGTCTTAGACCAAACTTTTCTGCTACGTTTGCCATAGTTATATTACTCCTTTATTTACTTTGTTTATATTTAGCCAACCCTTAGTAGGAATAACAAAAAGATTAGTTTTTGCGTCCACCACCAAAGGTAACTCTTTTCTGCCTATCAATATTGATCGGCATACTAGGATGTTGCTCCTTCAATAGATCGTTGTCGACACCTTTAATTTGATCTTGAGTAAGTCTTGCAAAATACTCTTGTCGCTGTCTTAAGATCTCTGTCGGTATCCTTGCCAACACAAGGCCTCCAATTCCTATGCAACCAGTATATTTCCCTTCGGATAAAATCGGATATTTGTTTATATCGGGATCATTTTTCAATTCTTCCGCTTTAACAAATTCCCAACCTTCTCTAAGTTTCTTAGTCACATTAGATGTGTCTTCAAAACCTTGCACATTGGTTCTTATCCATCTGTGCTCATATCCGTTGGGTGCTTTGGGTGCATCCAAACTAGACGGTAACGTCCAAGTCTTTTTTCGTTCATTCACGTCCCTAGACTCAGCGTTGCGTGAAGTTCTTTTTATAGTATCGTTCATTGAGCCTCCTTCACATATTTAACGTACTCTTCAAGTGGCACACCTAATCGTTTAGCTATTGCTACCTGTGATTTGGTGAGTGTCACAGTTTTGCGTCCGACTTCTTTTCTTCCAGCAGAAGCAACAGTCTGGACAGGTTTTGCTTTCTGCTTAGCTTCGACAGCTTCAGCAGGTTCTTTCAAACCTTTTGCTGCCAAAATAGGGTCTAACCTCTTTTCGATTTCATTATAATACTCATCTGTGTCGACTTCAATACCCTCTTGACGAATTTGTCCGTCTAAGGCTACTGCATAAGCCGTCAGTGCAGGATCTTTATCATAACCAAACCATTTGCTATGTTTTTCTTTAAAAGTCATAGCTTTTTCAGATGGAGTAGGAGGTTCTTGTTGTTGAGGTTGATTTTTAGCTTTTTCTTCATCCTCTTTCTTCTTTGCCTCAGCAGCTTCAATAGCAGCCTTTCTCTCCTCAGTTCTAATTTTTGCTTTTTCTTTTTGTACAGCTAATTGTGTAAGCTGATCATTAGCTTCCATAATTTTATCTGTATCATTAGCTTCAATAGCAAGTTTAAGATTATTTTTAACTTGTTCTCTCTGAGCATCTACTCTAGCTTCAAACTCTTTTAGATAATTATCAGACTCAACATTGTATCTTTTCTCTATTGTTTCTAATTTCTTTTTCATTCCTGTTGCTAATTCTTCAGCAGCAGCTTTTTGTCTTTCAGCTTCTTTAGATTTAAAAGTTAATTTATCTATTCTTCTATTTTGTTGTTTGTATTTTTTGTAAAGACTTTTAAAATCTTTTTCAGAAAATTCTTCAGAAGTTTCTTCACCTTCTATTTCTTTTCCTTCAGTTTTTAATTGTTCTTTTACTTCTTCAACTTTATCTTCTTCGACTTTGATTTCTGGTTTGTCATCTTTTTTATCTTCCTCTTCAGAAGTTCCGTGATCCGTGTACCCTAAATCAACTTCTCCAAAATCAAGTTTTGGTGATTCTTTTTTCTCTACATTATTAGCAGACTCTTTAACCTCAACGGTTAAGTCTTCTTGCTTCACGTCATCTGTATCGATTTCGATATCTTTTTTTGTTGGTTTTACCTGTTCTTCAGCCATCATCTTTTCTCCTTAATATAATGTTGCTATATCCTCTGGTTTTTGGATGACACCAATTATTTCATCGTCATTAAGAATTCTATGTTCGCCCCATTTATTTTTAAAACGAGATCCTGCATATCTACCATACATCACGAATTGTCCATTCTTGCACCACGGGCCAAGGGGAAATTTTTCCTTATCACGATAGCAAAGATTACCCATTTTGATTACTAATCCGACAACTGTTGTTGCTTGAATAGTTTCAATTGTAGTATCTGCTAACAAAATTCCGCCTTTGGTCTTTTGTGTACCTGCAAAGGGACGAATGAGTAAACGATATCCAGTTGGAT